GAGGCGATTCGGAGTTTATCACCGCGAAAGCGGAAGCGGCCCTCTCAAAGCTGAGGGGAATCGGATAAGGAGGATTTACACATGGAAGCAACAGCAGCAGCAATTTACACGGGCGAAACGCAGACGATCGCGGAGCGCGTGAATAACTATATCGCCGCCACAAAAGGCAGCATCGCGGGAATTGCCCGCGAGATCAACTACTCAAGGACGACCATCTCCCGCTATCTCTCGGGCAAGTATGACAGCGACCCGAGCGACCTCGAGCGGAAGCTCTCCGAGTACCTTCGGGAGCAGGGCGAAGAAATTGACGCCAGCGCTCCCGGGGAGGCTCCCCGGAAGTTCCTAAAGAAGCGGACGGACATCTTCGAGAGCCGGGACATGAAGAAGGTCATCGGCGTATGCAGCGCAGCACAGGAGGACATCGGCCTCGGCATCGTGGTCGCGAAGAGCGGATTCGGCAAGACCTACGCCCTCAAGTATTACGCAAAGATGCCCCGGGTCGCCTATGTGGAATGTGACGACACCATGAGCAGCCGCGACCTTGTGGAGGCGATTGAGCGGGCGCTCGGAATCCCCTCCTCCTACGGCACAATCTGGAAGCGGGTCAACGGCATCCGGGAGTTTTGCAACGTCAACAAGGGTTATCTCATTATCATCGACGAGGCCGACAAGCTCATAAGCAAGTATACACAGAAGAAGATGGAGATTCTCCGGGGTATATTCGATCAGGCCGACGTCGGCCTCGTAATCGCCGGAGAGCCCCGCCTCGAGGCGCAGATCAAGACCTACCTCAACCGCTTCGCGAACAGGGTCGACTTTTATGCCTCCCTGAAGGGGCTCTCGGGCGCAGAGGTTGAGAGCTACCTCGACGGCTACGACATCGACAGGGACGCCCTCGAGGAGCTCAAGGCCCGGGCGTGCAACAGTCAGACGGGATGCTTCCGTCTCTTCGACCGGACGCTGAACAATATTATCAGGATTCTCAACGCCAACAACGAAACGACGATCACGCTCAAGGTCATCGCTCAGGCGTCCGACATGATGATGCTCTAACGGACAGGAGGCCGAAGCAATGAAAATGATAAAACAGCGGCTCATGGGGCTCGCCCTCGTCGTGATCTCCGTCCTCATGCTGCTCCTCGCCTCCACCGGTGAGACGCTGGAAGACCGGGACGTGACCGCCGTGCTCATCACCCTCCCCCTCGGGGTTTTCATGATGGTAACAAAGCAGTATGTCCTCTATGACGGGGAGGGGCCCGTCGAGGAGGAAAATGAACAGCCGGGGACACAGCGCCCCGAACACATAGCAAGAAAGGAGTTCCAAAATGGGACGAAAAAGAATTGTAGAGGCCCCCGTCTTCAAGACGTGGGAAGAAGTAGATGCCGCGCTCCGGGAAATCGCTGAGGAGGAAATCGCGATCGCCGACATTGAGGGCGAAATGAACAAGCAGATTAACGGCATTAAAATCACGGCAGCGCAGGAGGCAAAGCCTCACCATGACAGAATCAGCACGCTCGAGAAGGACGTCAAGGAGTTCGTCACGGAGCATCGTGACGAGCTCGGAGGTAAGAAAACGCGGACGCTCAACTTCGGCGAGACCGGGTTCAGGAGGAGCACGTCGGTCGTGATTCCGAAAGACAAAGGGCTTGTCGCTGAAATTATCCGCCGTCTGAAGGTGAAGAAGCTCACGGACTGCATCATCACCGAGGAGAAGGTAAACAAGGATGCCCTCCGGCAAAAGGGCGAGGACATTGTCATCGCGGTCGGGGCGCGCTGGAAGCAGGAGGATGCCTTTTGGTATGAGGCCCATCAGTAGAAGCTCGAGGCTTCCCGGAATATTCAGTAAAGGACAGTAAAGGAGACAGCACAGACACAGAATGAAAGTTGACATCTTCAGTACAGACCGAAAATACCGGGTCATATATGCCGACCCGCCGTGGAAGTACAGCAGCAAAGAAGCGTTAGGGAAGAAATTCGTCCCGCTTGAAAAAGTTTACCAGACAGAGGAAACGGCCTCCATGTGTGAATGGGATGTCGGAAGGATTGCGGAAAAGGACGCGGCGCTCTTTATGTGGACGACGGATTCACACATCGAAGACGCGCTCAAGCTCTTCAGAGCGTGGGGGTTCCGTTATGTGACGGTCGCGTTTGTCTGGAAGAAGGTAAGTATCAACGGGAAGACCCTATCGAATCTCAGTCAATGGACGCTTAAAAATTGCGAGTTATGCCTTTTTGGAACAAGGGGGAGGATGCTCCAATATAAGAAAGCGAACAACGTGCAGCAGCTTGTCGAAGCGGTCAGGAAACGGCACAGTGAAAAGCCTGAAGAGGTCAGGAGGCGGATCGAGCAGCTATTCGGAGACGCTCCGAAGATTGAGCTCTTCGCCCGGGAACGTGCTGAAGGGTGGGACTATTGGGGAAATGAGGTGTAAAACATGGCGACAACAAAACAGGGGCGCACGTCCGCCCCCCGCTCTTCCATCCGTACAATATGGGCTATTGCAAAGAGCCCGGAGCTCTCCCTCGAGGAAGCCGACCTCTATGCCCTCATAGAGAGGGAAACAGGCAAGCAGCACATGAGGGAGCTCTCTCAAGGGCAGATCGACAAAGTGTGTCGTGTGCTTCAGCAGATGAAGGACGGCGTCCGGGCCCCGGCCCCTAAACCGGGAAAACGGACGGACGAGGGAGGCAATCCGCAGACGGTCGCGCAGCGGCGCAAAATCTACAAGCTCACGGAGGAGCTCGGATGGAATGACACCCCGGCCCGGCTCAACGGGTTCATTCTGAAGATGTTCAAGGTCAGCCGGATCGAATGGCTCACGGTCTCACAATGCTACAAGTTGATCGAGGCCCTGAAGAAGATGCTCGAGCGCGAACAGGCAAAGGAGGCAGACAGTGACAACGAAGAAGAAACGGCTCACTCAACGAGAGAAAACTGAGAACGCCCGTATCAAAAAGGAGATGCAGAAGGAAGGCATCCTCCCACCAGACAAGGCCCGGCTTAATCGGAAGAAGTTCGCCCGGGAGGTTATGGCGGAGTTTGGGGAGATGGATGTCTTCGCTGCCGACCTTTACCTCCGCAGGGCAATCGGCTGCATGGTCTCGGAGGATATGCCGAGGGTCTCCGAGGAACAGGTCGGCGTCCTGAAGCTCCTGAAGATTGCAGTCGAGACACAGAAGTTCATGAAGGCCCTCGAAGCAGAGGGCCGGACACAGTACACGATCGGGGAGTACGTCGACAAGGTCGTCCTCCCGATCAGGTCATTGTAGGAAGGAGCAGCACATGAAAACCTATCAACTCGCGATCCGGGAGATCGCAGCGGCTCACGAGAAGCTCGGGGAGCCGATGAAGCAGGAGGAGCGACAGCTCCTTGAGAAGATGAACACCTACCAGCTCGCGCAGGAGCTCAACCTTGCAAAGGAGGCGGTCAGCCTCCGGCAGATGGAGGAGTTCCTCGAGCTCACCCGTAAAGTGGAGGAGAATGAGCGGCGCAGGATGGCAAAACAAGAACAGGAGGAAACAAAATGAAAGCTATTGCAAAGGGCATCGACGTCAGCAAATGGCAGGGAACAATTAATTGGACACAGGTCAAGGGCGCGGGCATCTCGTTCGTCATGATGCGCCTCGGGCGCGGAAAGCTGAAGGGCGGGCCGTGTGACTATGACATCAAATTCAAGGACAACATCGCGGGAGCGCTCGCGGCGGGCCTCGGGGTCGGCGTGTACTTCTACAGCTACGCCCTCAGCGTCGCAGACGCGAAGGCCGAGGCGGAATGGGTCATGAAGGCCCTCGAGCCTTACAAGGGAAAGCTCACCTATCCCGTCGCCTTTGATCTCGAGGACAGCTCTCAGGCGGGTCTCGGGAAGGCCGTCCTCTCGGACATGATTGTCGCGTTTTGCGGAGCGCTTGAGACGGCGGGCTATTACGTCAGCCTTTACTCTAACCTCTCATGGCTTACGTCAAAGTATGACGCAGCGAAGATTAAGCGGTTCGACGTATGGCTCGCACAGTGGGAAGTCAGCGCCCCGACCTACTCCGGGAGCTTCGGCATGTGGCAGCACACAAGCAAGGGCAGCGTCCCGGGCATCTCCGGGAACGTTGACCTCGACGTCGCCTATTATGACTTCCCGGACGTTATCAGGAAGAAGGGCCTCAACGGATTCGGTGCAGCTTCCACTCCGGCCCCGGTTCCCGGCCCGGGCACAGAGCTCACCGGGCAGGGCCTCGCGGACTATTGCAAGGGCTTAATCGGAAGACCGAGCGCCTACATGTGGGGCGAGTTTGGCAGAGAGATCACAGTCTCCCGCATTGAGGCGGCGGCGAAACAGTACCCGGGCCACTACAGCGCGCAGCGTGTGGTACACCTGAAGACGCTCGTCGGGAAGGGCTACATCGGGAGCGATTGCGTCGGCATGATTAAGTCCTATTATTGGGGCGGCATCGGGAATGTGAAGTATGTCGCCGCGACCGACAAGTCGGCGGGAATGATGCTCGACGCGGCAAAGGTCAAGGGGGACATCGGGAGCATACCCGAAAGGCCGGGCGTGTGTGTCTGGATGGAGGGTCACATCGGCGTCTATGTGGGAAACGGCGAGGTCGTTGAGTGTACGCTCGGGACGTTCGGGGATGGCTTCGTTCAGACAAAGCTCTCTGCCCGGAAGTGGCTCAAATGGCTTGAGTGTCCCTACATCTCCTATGAGGCCGTTTCCGAGCCCGTGGAGCCCCCGAAGGAGCCGGAGCCGACACCCGTCCCGGATTGGAAGCAGCAGGGCCTCACGGCCCTCACAGAGGCCGGGGTTATCACCGACCCGGACTATTGGGCCGGGCGCATGAATGAGACGGTCACGGTCGGCGAGCTCATGGGAATTGCCGCGAAAATGTTTGGGATTCTGAAATAGGCAAGGAGGGGCAGGATGAACAAACTCGCCGAGAAGCTCACGCTTGAAATGATTCCCGATGGCATATGGCACACGGTCGCTGAAGAGATCGGGGTCAGTAATCTCATAAAGCTCGCGGAGCTCGTGGGCGGGGCGAACATCTACATCCCGAAGGCCGATAGCTTCGTGAGGCCCGTGCTCTATGAGAAGATCAAGGAGGAGTACAACGGATATAATACCGCGCAGCTCGCGCGGAAGTATGGCATCACCGAGCGATGGGTTCGGGAGATATGCGGGGACGACATACCCGGTCAAATGGAGCTCATTGAATACCTCGAAGAGCTATCCCGAAAAAAATAGCTTTAATAAAAGTCGTGGTCTTAATCAACCACGACTTTTATCTCGTCTGTATTATCATTTTTTTTACATATTGCTATTGGTTGAGGTAGACGAAAACAGGAGTTAGATGGATGCTCCATATAATCATTCCAATGTCCCCCCATCTCATAAATTATGTTGTCCTTCCTCCAAAACTGCTCAGTGTTTTGTTCAGTATCTCCCATATAGAACCTCCTTTTTTTTATTATAGAATTGAGAAAATTATTTGTCAATCACAAGCCATATTATCCCGGAAGTAAATCTAAGAATTGCTTCCTATGTAAACTTCACAGAAACACCCTTATCCTATGACATAGGAGCTAACGCTCCTATGTCATTTTTTTAATTCCAAAAAGGAGGAAAAAATCATGGTAGAAATTCAGACAGCGGCGGGTCAGGTACTCGTTTCCCTTGCGCTTGGGGGCATCTCCCTCTTGGGGGCCTTCGGGCTCTTCTACATCCGCAAGGGCGGCATGTGGCTTGACGAGAAAACAAAGCAGCTCAAGGACGAGAAACTCAGGAAGCAGCTCGATGACGCCCTCGACGACGTGGAGAACCTCGCACGGGTCACGGTCGGGGCAATCGAACAGACGACCGCGAAGGCGATCCGGGAGGCCGTAAAGGACGGAAAGACTAACCGGGAGGAGCTCACTTCGCTCTCGAAGATTGCCTTCAGCGAAATCAAGAGCAAAGTCGGGCCAGAGGCTCAGAAGGTCATCACGCAGAACCTCGGCAGCTTCGACGAGTATCTCTCGAACCTGATTGAGGTCAAGGTGCTTGAGCTCAAGGCCGAGACGGGTCAGTAAGGGGGAACACATGGAGGCGGGTCAAATTCTTATGTACGTCCTTCAGACCCTCATCACGATCGCCCTCGGGCTTGTGGGGTGGAGCGTGAAAAACTCCATCGCGGAGCTGAAGAACGGAATCAAACACAATGCGGACGACATTAAGCGGCTCGAGGAGCGGCACAGTTCCGAGATGGAACGGATGAAGGAGAAATTCGACGACCTAAAGAGCGACCTCCCCTTCGTCTACGTCACCCGGGAAGACTACGTCCGCACAATGAACAACGTCGATAAGCAAATGAGCGATATTAACGGAAAGTTGGATCGGCTACTTTCCGGCAGTAAGGAGGGGTAAAGCATGGACGAATTTACCGAAGCCGAGGTCGGCAGGAACAAAGCGATCAGGGGTTATATTGTACGCTCCCTCGTCAAGGGTTTTCAGAACACCCTTCTCGTGAAGCAGATTACAAACGCCTTGATAGCGGACGGGATGATCGTTTCCCCGGACATCTCGAAGCATCTCGATTATCTGAAGGAGGGCGGTTATATCACGTTTACCGACAAAAGCGTGACAGCCTATAACGCCTATCGTAAAGACGCGGTCATCAAGCTCACGAAGGAAGGGGTCGACCTCGTCGAAGGTACAACCGACGACCCGGGGGTCGATGTTTAATGGCGGAGCGGAGGCGCACGCGAATCTCCTCGAAAATTACGCAGCTCCCGGAGGAGGTCAAGGAACAGCTTGACGAGCTGCTCCTCGACACGTCGAACACCTATGAGGAAATCGCGGAATGGCTGAAGGCCGAGGGCTATGAGATCAGCAAGAGCGCGGTCGGGCGCTATGCGATCCGGGCGAATCAGGCAACGCAGCGGGTCGTTGAGACCCTCGAGAAGACGAAGGCAATCGCCGCAGCCGTGGAAAAGAATCCGAGCCTTGACTATACTCGAGCGTCGCGAATGGTTCTCATGGACGGCCTCATGCAGCGCGTCAGCACCGCCGAGGAGGAGTTTCAGGAAATGCCGCTCGACAAGGCGGGGCGTCTGATTGCCTCCCTCTCGAGGACGGAGACCTATGAGCAGCGCGTCCGGCAGGACATGAAGAAGAAGTCCGAGCTTGCGTTTGAGCAGCTCGAGGCCGAGCTCATGGCGGCAATCAAACAAGACCCGGAGCTTGCGAAGGAACTGCACTCGATACTCAGCCGGGCGAGGGAGAAGGTGCTGAAGGATGGCGATTGATCTGAACGAATACCTCGAGAAGCTCGAGGAGCCGGAAGACCGCGAGGCGGTCGCAAACCGGGAATATCAGAAGACGCTCTTCGAGGAGTATGTCGTCCGGGGAACCGACCGCCAGAAGGAACGGGAGCAGCTCCTTCAGGAGTATCGGCAGGGCGCGGCCCTCACCGGGGAGAAGGGGCTCAGGAAGAAGCTCGGGGCGTTCGATCTGGAATACTTCGGGCGGGCCTATCTCCCGCACTACTTCGTCCGGGAATCCCCGGAGTTTCACGGGGAGCTCGATCGGATATGGGCGGAGGGCGTCCTCAAGGGCAAGAATCCGCTCGCAGAGGCGAAGGCGATCGACCGGGCCCCGGGATGCCGAAGGGCAATCGAGGCCCCCCGAGGTCACGCGAAGTCGACGACCTTCACCTTCAAGGACAGTATTCACGCCGGGATTTACGGCTACAAGCACTATGAGATCATACTCTCGGACAGCACGGAACAGGCCGAAGGCTTCCTCGGGGACATCAAGACCGAAATCGAAGAGAACGGAGCCATCCGGGAGGACTTCGGAGACCTTCAGGGGCGTGTCTGGAAGACGGGCGTCATCCTCCTCTCCAACGGGACGAAGATCGAGGCGCTCGGCGCGGGCAAGAAAATCAGAGGACGGCGTCATAAACAATGGAGGCCCGACCTCATTTTGTGCGACGACCTCGAGAACGACGAGAACGTCAACACCACCGAGCAACGGAAGAAGCTCCGCAACTGGTTTTATAAGGCCGTCAGCAAGGCGGGCGACACTTACACGGACATCGTCTATATCGGGACGCTGCTCCACTATGACGCACTACTCGCCAATGTCGCCCGGAATCCGAGTTATAAGGCGGTCAAGTATAAGGGCGTCATCAGCTTCGCGGTCAATACGGAGCTATGGGACGCATGGGAGCGAATCTACACCGACCTCTCGAACGAGGCCCGGCAAGAGGACGCGAAGGCGTTCTTCGAGGCAAACCGGGAAGAAATGCTCGAGGGGGCCGAGGTTCTATGGGAGGCGAAGCTCTCCTATTACGACCTCATGGTTATCCGTATATCGGAGGGCGAGGCGTCCTTCAATTCGGAGATACAGAACGACCCGATCGACCCGGAGAATTGCACATTTAACGAGGAGTGGTTTGACTTCTACGATGACGACGGAAAAGTTCCGCCCGACTTCAGCGAGGGGCGGTTCCTCTTCATCGGCGCGAACGACCCCTCTCTCGGCAAGACACGCAAGAGCGACACGAGCTCGATCATCGGGCTCGCGCT